TCGCGTTCGCCGCAGACCAACACATTGGAAGTACGTTCTGTGACATGAAGCGTATGCGCGAAGATGCTGAAATGGTTGCCGCGACACCAAACTGCTATGCGATTATGGGTGGGGATTTCATTGATAATTTCCTTCCCGCTGACAAAGCGTTCCCCGCCGCAAAAGCCACTATCCTTCCCGATAAACAATGGACCTTGATGGAACACTATATTGATATGTTCGATGGGGACATTTTGGCCGTCGTCGCGGGTAATCACGACCAATGGACAAAGAAGTATGCCGGTATCGACCCATTAGCCGATATTATGGAAGACCGCGATATGCTATACCAAACAGACGAATTAAACGTGCGCGTTTTCCTTGGGAAACAACCATACCATATAGCCGTGCGTCACAAGCGTCGAGGTAACTCACAGATTGACCCTGCGCGTGTAGTAAAGAAGATGTGGGAAGATGGAGAGTCCGATTTCGACATCGGTGTCGTTTGTCACAACCACGTACCGATTACTGCCCCATTTACACGACACGGCGTCGAGCGTTGGGCTATTCGCCCCGGCTCCTACAAAGTAATCGACAAGTTCGCAGAAATGATTGGGTTTGCTTCAGACCGACCTACTTGTCCCTTGGCAATCCTCAATCCTGATACAAGAGAGATACAAGTATTTACGGATTTGAGGCAAGGCGTTCGCACACTAAAAATCTTAAACGGTGATGAGTAATGTCGGACCCCCTCGATAGACAAGCCGTGAAATGCACATCCTGTGGTTGGGCTACAAAATATCTTGCCGTCAAGACCGCCGAGACTCGTATTTGTCCATTTTGTAACAAGAAAAAACTTGTTCCTTGGATTTATGGGTGATTCGCATGGATATGTCCGCGTTCCACTTTCAGAGGTCGCGGAAAGACGTTAGGCATTTTTACGAATGGCTCGGTTACTCATGGGGAAACCATATAGGTGAATGGATGGACCTATACCGTAATCGTGGTGAATCCGAAGTCCATCGTGTCTGCATTATTGCCCCGCGTGACCACTCAAAGTCCACGACCCTCCGTATTGTACTCGCCCATAACTGCCTGTTCAAAAAATGGCGAGACAAACCTTATACAGTTTGGTTATTTTCGGCTTCAAAGGACACGGCGTCGAACAGATTGGCTGAAATACGTGCCGATTTAACACGTCATCCCGATTTACGGAAAATGATTGACGAAAGGCGGGGTGGAAAAATGGAATTGCGCTTCACAAATGGCGCATGGATTAAAGCGACGTCGGTTGGTTCCGCTATTCGTGGTGAACACCCTGCTTGTATCGCGTTTGACGACGTTCTTGTCGATTTAGGCGACACATCAATGGACACCGTACAACAATGGATGCGAAAAGTCGTAACACCTATGCTATCCCCCGGAACCGATTTCTATTGTGTGGGAACACCTATGTCAAAAATGGACATATACCATACTGAAATGCTTGAGAATCCCACATGGAAATCCGGCACATGGTCAGCATTCCCCAATTGGGACGCTCATAGAGCAGACCCCGACAATGTAAAATTGGAATGTTTATGGCCGGAACACCGCTCTGAGCGATTTATCATGGAACAACGAGAGGCTATGGGCGATTTGGCGTTTATTCAGGAATATCTGTGTAAAGTAGTCGATGACGACGCTCAAGTTTATCCCCGTAGCGTGATTCGTAAGCATTTGAATATGGAATCGGTGTTAGAGCCTGAAAAAATGCACGGCGGTAAATACGCTATTGGGTTCGACCCCGCCCACGGTTTGAAACAGGACTATTCTGTAATGATTGTTGTTAGACAGGATGAAGATGGCATTCTCCACGTTGTCAATCTATGGCGGCGTAACGACTTCCCGCCCGCAAAACAGGTTGATGAAATACTCCGTTGGAACCACGCATACAAAATGCCCGCGTTCGCGTGTGAAGAAGTCGGCTTCCAAAGATTGTATGAACAATTGATTAACCAAAGGAATGGCGCAGTTGACTTCCAACCAAGCAAAGTTAGCAACAAAGGATTAAAACAAGGGTTACTAAATCGCTTACGAGTATGGTTTGAGCAAGATAAGATTCAATTCCCATACGGTGATGACAATACCCGCAAGCAAATTGAAATCATCCTTGAAGAATTAGAGAATCACGTTTGGAAAGAGGGAGAAATTACAGACATCGGAAGACACAACGATACAACGATGGCTTTAGCCCACGCAGTTGACCAATTTTCATTCCAAGAAAACTTCGCGGCTTTCTCAACCGGCACAACAACGATGAATAATTGGGGAAAAGGCGAAAAAAGCAAAAAATCTTCCAAAAGTAGAGGAAAGTTTGTTACTTTCGGCGGATAGGTTAAATACCACTTGCTTTATCGTATTACCATGAGCAAGAAAAAGTATCGCATTGCGACTGCTACAAATATGCCCAAAAACGCCTTTCAGGCGGCCACAGGTATTCCGTCTATTGTTGACGATACCGAAGACATGAGAAAGGACGCACACTACGACACAGTATTCGACCTTTACGATGACATGGTTAGATTCGACCCTGAATTGAATGGTGCAGTTCGTTCCGTAAGTCTAACGGCTAACAATTGGGAAATCGACTATCGCCCCGGCAAAAACGCACGAATCCGAAATAGCATCCGTGACCTTGTTGACACGATTGATTTTGATGACGTTCTCATCAATGCTATGCGTAATTTAATGGTATATGGAAACGACATAAACAAATTGATTGGAAAAGCAGGTGTCGGTATTACCGCAGTCCAAAGCCTTCCTATTACACAAATGACAATTGTAGATGAAAGGAAACCGCCTTTTGCGGCAGATAAGGATAATCCCGTAATGGAAGCAAAGTGGTATTGGTTAAGAGAAGATAAGCGTGACCCAATGTCGTTCCCTGCAAATGAAATCCTTCACGTCAAAATTGATTACCGCTCCAATTGGTACAAAGACAAGAAACTACGATGGACATACGGTATTTGGGGTGCATCCCGATTCAGCAGTCTAAAGCAACCAATCCGAGCGAAATATAATTCGATTAACAACAGAACCGCGCTTGAAGACAGTTTAACAAAGCAGTTTATCACGATTGGTGCTGAAGCAGTTGAACACATCACAGACCCCAACGAACAACGTGACCGACTTGTGTACATTATGGACGAAGTTGCTTCACTACTTGGTGGGCTACGTGGCGACCAAATCCCAATCCTACCTCACTATGTTGAAATGCACCACGTTGACCTTAAGAACACAATTCCTGACAATTCAGGATTCCTTGACAGTGTTAACGCCGATATTGCGGCGGTTCTAAACGTACCGCGTGTAGCGGCAGGTCAAGAGAAGGGGTCAACATTCGCGGCAACCTTCAATGCAAATATGTGGTCGGTATCAGCCATGAAGAGACTACAAGGTGTTGTTGAGCAAGGCATCCACGAATTATTCATGCGACATCTTGCGCTTCAGGGTATTGCGGCTGAACCACGCCAAATCCCACGACTTATGTTCCACCCAATCGAAGATGAATCACGATTCGACAAGATGCGTCGAGCAACAATGGGTTACGATTCAGGTGTTCTCACACTGAACCAAGCCCTTGAAATGCTTGATTTCCCACCCATCGGTAAAGAAGGCGAAGAACGCAAGACAGAAGGTAACGCGGAACAGGGAGAATTGCCTCGTCAAAACGAACAAGAGGATAATGTGACCGATAAGCCTAAGAATGACAAAAAGGATAACAGTTCGGGTGGTGGCAATGAGTGATGGGAATGAGGAAGCAATCAAGCGGGCATTAGCGTCCGGTCGTAGCCATGAAGATATTGCTAAAGACCTTGCGGACGATGGTCTGCTAAACAACAGTCACCTTCTCGGTTCAACCGAACGGCTCATTGAGTCTAACGGTGAAACACAAGACGTTATCGAGCGAGCCACAGAAACCGCACAGAAGTTACAGAAACTTCTGACTGCTATTATTCCAATTCTTGTTCTTATCGCAGGTAGCGGTTTGGAACTCGGTGGTGTTATCGACGTTACACCTGCGGGTGATGGCGACGAAGGTTGGATGTGGGAAGACGACCCTCATTATTACCCCGAACCTGTGCGTTATGGTTGTACAGATTACGAAGCGGACAACTACGATGAAACGGCAGAAGAAGATGATGGTTCCTGTACTTACCCCCAACATCACGGTGAGCCACACGTTGACATTACACAGATAGAATCCTCACTTACACCTGATGGCGATATGAAAATGGAAATGTATCTTGTCGTCAGTGGTCACTTTGAAGATGATATTGGACTATGGTGGTCTGTCCAACATGACGGAGAACACCAATCCCATTTGGACCGACATACCGAAGAATATGCGGGAGATACCGGACACGTCGAAGAGTATTGGAGTGACTTAGAAGATGGCGAATGGGTTGTCCGAATCCGTGCATATTATCCTGAAGGCGAATTGATGGATGACGAAACATTCCCACCCATCATTCTTCAAAACGATGAGCCGGAACCCGAACCTGAGCCTGAATGCGAACCGGAATACTACGATTACCATGTATCATATACCGATAACAATACAACAGGATTACAATTTACCTACGATGTAGATATTTCATGTGATGAAACACAGAATGTGGAAGTCCAATTCCTTGCCTATGTGAACGGAAGCGCACATAACGATGCACCCTACAATTGGACTTCAGATATTTACAATACGTCTTACCAAGATTGGGATAGCCGAACAGTTTATTTGGGTGATTTCGTAAATGGGACATACGACATATACGCTTATCTCATTAACGAACATGGAGATATGATTAAGGAATCTAAATGGTTCAACGTAGAATTAAAAGCGAGGGATGAGTAGTGATAACCTTCGTCTCAACAGAAAATCTTGTTGATAAGACGTGTCCACAGGATAAGGGTTACCCTTCAATCATAAACCCTGTAACCTATTTTGTTGGTGCGTGTTACCCTGAGATTATTGGTTATACATCGTTTTCAGATATGGGTGATTTTTATTTTGTAGGTAACACGTATATCCTTCCAAAACATAGGGGTAATGGTTATTACGGAGAATTGCTTAAGCGTAGAAACAAACATCTAAATGACAAACCAAAAGTGACCTTAGCCAATCCGCTCGACGATACACAAGAAGAGTTACTACACGCGCAAGTAGCAAAACAAGGGGGAGTACGGATTTATTGTTACACTCAGGTTTGTGATATTATGACAGAAAAAACTTACAATAATTTGTCGTGCTTACCAATGTTCATTTACAGGTGATACTATGAAAGATAATGGGAATTGGGACGTAAGAATTACGCTAAACGATATTTTCGTGGCGGTTGTATCACTACCTATGGTATTCATCTTTTTCATTCTGTCCTACCAACTAATCAATCAAGCGTTCGTAAATCCCGAAGTAAGAGAGGATATTGAATCCTATATCGCAGTCCTCGGTATTCTATCGGGTCCTTCCTATATGGCAATCTCTCGATTCTTCGACCGATGGAATGCAGAACAGGAAGAACGTGTAGAAGCCATGCGTCGTATATCAAAAACAGAAGATGATTTGAAACGTATCAAACTCAAGAAGTAACCTTGATAAGTCGCGTGTTAACTGCAATATGCTATGTCATGCGATTGCGAAGGTTCTTTAGAAGCCGAAAAGGCAGAAGAGGCTGAGTTTTCAGTCTGTCCTACTTGTAAGACTGCGGCTAAATGTGAAAAGGCAGGTGAATGTTATGCAAAAGCATACGTCGAAGAAAACAGACCTTCTTGTGGTCCCGGTGAAGAGTTTAAGGACGGAAAGTGCCAAGCCATTTCCGTTACTATCGAATTAGATGTGGACGAAGCCCGCACGGTCGTTGAAGCATCAACAGGCAAAACCATTATCGAAATTAGTGGCATTGCATTCCATGAAGGATTCAACAAGAACAATTGGGCAATTTCTCGCGCAGGTGTTCAGAATGTTGTTAACCAAATGGTTGGTGCGGACCTGACACTACACCATCCTGAACCCGATACCTTTGGGTTTTCACGAAACATGGATGGTGGTGTTGAAGAAGCAGTAGTCGGCACAATCAAAGAAGCATGGGTTGAAGAAGTAGAAGCCGGATGGAATGTTCGGTATGTCGCACACGTTGTGCGGGCAGAATTATTTGAGGCTCTTGAATCCGGTCTTTGGACTCGCGGAGACTTCGGTGTCTCCATTGGGGGCTACGGCGTTCCCGACGTAGAGTCGGAAGAAGGTGTTGTCTTCGGTTCCGATTTCACATTTGACCATTTGGCAATCGTCTATCGACCCGCCTATACGCGGGCGAATATAGAGGAGGTGCGGAAAATTGAGGTCGCGGTCGAGGAACAAGAGATTCCTGAAGAGAATGTTCAGTTAGCCGAGGAGGAAATAACATTTAAGTATCAGACCGTTGCTAAGGCTGACTGCCGCAAGGAGGCGAATAAAATGTCCGACGAAAATGAAATCGAAATGAATAATGATGAGAGCGAGGCCCTTGTGGCTGAAATCGAGGCTCTCAAGGCATCAATGGTTCTGCAAGAGGCAACAATCGCTGAGTTTAAGGCGGCTGAAGACGCTCGCGCAGAAGAAGAGCGCATGAATCTCGTCCAAAAGGCTTCAGAGATGGGCCTAAAGGGACACGAAGAGTTCAGTAGCGAAACTCTAAACACCATGATTGCATCTTGGGAATCCTCACGACCAACTTTTGAGGCCGCAGTACCCGCGACCTCCGAACCAACTACAACCGTTGAAGCAAGCGAAGAGCCAAAGGCCGTTGTCGCTAATTACCTCAACGGCACACTTGTTGAAAGCGACGAGACTCTTTACGCTCGCGCTTACAATGCTTGGGCTTCAGCATGGAACCGAACACTATCGGGTCTTGAAGTCGCTGAAGGCATGAAGGCAGAACCATACGAAAAAGTAAAGGAAAACCTATGAGGAAGTGATTAAATGACAAGTTACACACAACCAAGAAACGTAGCATTGAAAGATGGCGAATACGTCAAAGGACCCGGAAAGATTATTTATTTCGACCAATCTGACGACCGAGCATTGCTCGGAACCTCCGCTAAGTTTGCACTCGGCGTATCAGCCGGTGAAGGCTCAAGAGGAGAAGATAACGCTTACGAAGCGACAGGAGCAACCGTCGCTTTCTACCCGTTGGGTGGTGTCCTAATGATTCAGGCACTAAACGGCGAAACATGGAAAACCGGCGAACTCGCATACGCCGGAGCAAATGGCCTTGTGACAAAAACCGCGGGTTCCGACAAGAAAATCGGAATCTATGTCGGACCAACTATGTCCTCAGCCACACCTGCGCTCGTTGACGCAAACGAAGCGGGCGACACAGGTGCGACACAGGGTATGATGATTGCCATTGCCACCAATAGCGCAGAAATCGGGGAGAACGCCTGATACTGAATAAATGAAAATAGGAAGTGAGAAAATGAGCAATCAATCATTAGAACAAATTATGAACGTGCAAGCGGTTGACGGTCCTTTCGGAACCGGTGACGCAGTCCTTGAGCAGACGCTCCGTGACTTCGTCCAACTACAATCAACCACCATTGCTATCGCAACAGACCTCGTCGGTGTTCGCACCGTTCCGTGGATGACCTACAAGTGGTACACCGGTGTTAATGGAACATTCACCTACCCAATTGATGACAACGCAGTTGTCGACCCAACCAAGGTTGGAAGCGAATCCTACCTATGCCAATTGCAGAAGGGACAGGGTCGATGTGTATTCCTCGATTCAGTACGCCTACGCGGTGAGTCATGGGAAAACCTTGACCGCCAACAGATGGCAATTGTCCGCGCTCGCGCAGATGCAATCGACAACAACGTTTTGTCCGCAGTTTACGCAGGTGCAGGTCAATCAGGAGCCGCAACCGCAACATTCGGTAGCGCAACTGCTGACGAAGAGAGCGACTTGCTAACCGCAATGGACGCTATCTTTGCTAACGCCCGTGTAAGCGGTGACGAGGGCCTTGCTCTTGTTCTACCTGCTGACAAGCGAAGTGCAATGTTGAACACACAACTTTACGGAAACGTTGTTGAATCACTAAGCGACCACATGGCACGAATCGGTAAAATCAGCATCAAGTACACCCGTGACTACGGTACATCAAGTGCAATCGGTAACGATGCACTACTTATGATTCCCGGCGGAGAGACTGCTGAATACTTCCAATACAATGGAGAGGGCTTCATGGAAACAGAATTGACCCGAATCGAAGGTGTCGGTTACTCATGGCTTCTAACTTCGTATTGGGGTACTGTTGTCCACGAACACCAAGATGGTGCTTCGGCTAACACAAGCAATAGGATTTACAAGTTGACGGGTGTGCGTTCGTGAGGTCATTCTCCGAGGATATGATTTAGGAGAGTGAAAGCATGGCACAAAACCGAAAACTACAAGACCTAATTGAAGACAAATACATCAAGGACGACCAAATCCAACTTGAGGCGCACATCAAGCCTCGCACGGTGGTTACTACAAGCGGGCAACAGTATATTCCCATTATGCTTGAGATTGTAACCGCCGCAGGTGCGGCCGCTAACCTTGACACGACCATTCAAGAGAAGATGGTCGTTACAGATGTTCACGTCATTATGACCGGCGCAGGTGCATCAAGCGATACAGTCCGTGTAACCAACGGAACAGGAAGTGACCACATCACCGCCGCTCTTGATGTATCAGGTAGCGCAGGTGACATTGTTCGTGCGGGTAACCTAACAACCGCAAACATTACCCTTGCGGCAGGTGCTACTCTACGAGTAACTACTGTTGATGGGGACACGGGCAACGACCTGAACCCAATGATTGTTATTGTTCAAGGTTACAAGGGTGCTTGAGGTGTTTTAATTGACTGAAGAGTTAGAACACGAAGGTAAACTATATCAGTTGGCAACAGAACCATCCGGCATTACTGTCGAAATTGACGGTAAGCATTGGGTCTGCATTGGCGCAAAGCCCAAAGCAAAGCCTAAAAAGAAGTCCAAGAAGGGCGCAAAGAAGGAATGAGGGTTCTAAGTGACTACTCGTACTTCAAAAGCAGGTATCATTGCCGCACTCAAAGAGGTCGGGATTCCCATTCCCGAAGAGGACAAAATTGACGCATTGCGTCATAGGCTTCGTAATTGGCGAGCAGGTCCCGGTTGGATTATCAGATTGATACGTCAACCTTCTTTGAAACCACACACACCGATTACTCTCTTTGAAAAGGGTAAGACTTATTGGATTCCAAATAGCCGAATGGCTTCGGACGTAGTCAAGACACAATTAGTGTTTGTCATGGGTCGAACACCGAAACCTCCAAAAGACGCAATAGTCATGGATGTTCCATCAGACTACAATAAGCGTTGGCCTTTGGGTTGGGATGGTGCAGAACATGGCAGTAACGAATGATAATATCCGTGACCTATTGAACAGACCACGCGGTCTGACAGAGGCTACAATCACAGAGTACATTACCATTAGAACTGCTCAGGTTAACAAAGTAGTCCGTTCCTCCACATTATTCGGAGCGGATTCGGATAACACACCTACTACCGCACTTACGGAAAGTGCAATCAAAATGATGGTTTGTGTTGACTGTCTCAATGTGCTTATTGATACTGTTCCTATGTATTATCCTGAAAAAGAACAGGGTGCTAATGACCAAAGATACCGTGACCAATTGGCTCGGTTCCAAAAACAAGCAAACGAGGCTTTGGCTCTCGTATCAGAAAAGGGTGGGGCGGCTTTCTACAAGAAGTCCACAAGTACAAGATTAGAAGAGTGAGAGTATGGCAGTCAGATATTGGGTTGGCGGAACAAGCGCAGATGCTTCAGATGCGGCCAATTGGTCAACTTCTTCGGGAGGGAGTGGTGGTTCCGCACCGGGGACAAGTGATACTGCAATTTTAGACGGTGGAACAAAATTAGAAAGTGTAACCGCGGTGAGCGTAAGTAGCAACGAACTTGCCATTACAAGCCACGGATTCTCAACAGAAGACCCCGTATGGATTGAATGTGCCAATGAAGCATCATTAGACGGAGAAAAAGGTAGTGTGCCTATTCCTTTTTCCGAACGAACAACATATTATGTCATAAATGCAAGCACACATAGAATTAAGTTAGCGACAAATGCCGTTAATGCCGCCGCAGGTACGGCAATTGATATAACAGATGGCGGTTCAGGCACAATAAAAATACGTAAAGTCACATATTGTATGCCCCCCGATGGATTTGACGTATCATCCATTGAAGTCCATAGCACATTCGCGGGGACTTTATTTCTCCAAAGTGCCGCAATAACCATTAGGCAAGGTTTGTATCTAAATGGAAATATCGAAGGTGATTCAAGTTCAATTACATTTACTACAACCCCTGCTACGAACACGTCTGCAAAAGGTGATTTTGCTTCAGGAGGGCTTTATGGTTCCGCTTTGGCATATAGCACCCGAATGGTTCTCAACGGACAATACGCACAAATAACAGGTGACTTAAACGCCTTACAATATGTTTTTGCCCAAACACAAAGCCCGTTGAAGTTTGATGATGGCCCACACCCTCATACTAAATTAAATGCGGCGTCGGGTTCATCAGTTGTGTTTTCCCCCGAATATGTTGCTCCTTCTTCTACTACCTTTGATTACTACGATGACGGGGTGGCGTATTTCGATACAATGAATATAGCGTATAGGGCATCCAACCCCCCTGAGTTTAGACCAAACTCAAACGCAACAAATGAAAGCACAGACGGAGCAAAAAAGTTCAAAGTAAAGACCTTTGCTTGTAATACTGATGCCTTTGACGGCGGTTACGCTGAGTGGGGATTTATAGGAGATACCGGAACTACAATAAAGGTCCCACTAAACAATTCTAACAATTACGGTCGGTCTGAGACTCGCTTCAAATGCACAATTAGAAAATATAAGTTTACTGCGAATACTGCGGGGCATATAGTCAATTTACTTGAAGGCGAGGTACTTCACTGTGAGACACTTGAGGTTGGTGATGGGTGCGTATTGAGAGGCCCCGGTTACACAACAAGCACACACTCGGCAGAAATAAATTGTGTAAAACCACCAAAAGTTTTAGGTTCATGGAACTTCTCACAAGTAGCCCCCGGCGTTTATCGTAGTCCATTAACACAGGACTCTAAGTTCCAAGCACACACGGCTCACTTTAGGTTGGCATCAAGCGTAAGTAGTTTTGCGAGTGGCGCATATACTCTATGTGCGCTTGATACGACAGATTTTGATACTGCGAGCGCATGGACTTCAGGAGGCTCAAATTACAAATGGACTGTGCCGCGTGACGGTAAATACCTCATCGCATATTCGGCTTCCATAAGGCTTATTTCATCATCCCATATAGCACTTGCTCAAGTACAAGTTAACGGTTCTGCGATAACCTTTGGCCCTTACGCTAAAGATTCAGGGTGGCCCTCAACAGGAACAATACTGTTAAATCTAAGCAAAAATGACTATATACAACTTTTTGCATATCATAATGGTGGTTCAGGAAAGGAATTGGATGGTAGTGCGTTAAACAAAACGTTCTTAAGTATCATGGAGGTATTGTAATGACAAAGAGTATGGAGCAAGTATTGATGGAAAACTATTCTGATTTTGACCCGTTATGCTTGGTTCTTGTGGAAGACAAAGGCGACGGTGTATATTTCAAAAGGCAGAATTGGCCCGCGGAGTGGGGAACTGCTCCCACAGATGAACAAATACAAGCATGGATGAGTGAGTAACATGAGGAAAGGAAAAATAGTGTATCAGCCCCCTGAGAGATGTTATACGAACATAAACATTGAAGAGACAGACCACGGCTATAAGATATACCGGAAGGGCGAAAGAGACGCATTTACATTCATACCGTTTAGCGCGGTAAAACAAATAGAATATAGGGAGGAATAGAGCATGGAAATTGAAATGATTGCCACTTTGGCAGTATTGGGAATTGGTGTCGCCGTTTGGGGCGTAAAGAAGTATCAGGCAGTAATGGCTGATGGCAAGTTAACACTTGACGAATTGATTGACACCGTTGACGATGTTGCAGACAAGGCAAAGGAAACCAAAGAAGAAGTGAAAGAGATTTTGGCTGACGTAGAGTAAGGGTGGTATATATGGTGTCCTATTGTACTGCGGCTGATGTTGGTTCACGATTGGGGCTTAATGCTCAACAACGTGACCGAGCAACAAGTCGTATCAATTCTGCTATACGCAGAGCCGCAATAGACATAGACCAAGAGTTTAGATACTACGGGAGAACAAATCCGAGTCGAGAGACAGGAGAGTCAACACTTGACGGCACACACGCCGCAGGTGCTACAACTATTGATTTGGCTTCAGGTAGCGCGTTTGCGACATCAGGTAACGGTAACGTAGATGGTGATTCATTCGCGTGGACGGGAAAATCTTCAAATCAATTGACAGGGGTCACGGGTCTTTCATTTGACCACGCATCGGGGGTAACTGTGCAAGAAGGTGAGTTTGCACACGTTCTTCGTGAAATATGTGCCGACCTTGCCGCAGGGTATTACCTTGAAGATGAATCAACGTTTCAAGAGGGCGGAATGTTTGAAGGTGGAATGCGCGGAAATATGCTTCGTGAACGCGGAACCGTAAATCTTCGACGACTTGCTCATCTTGGGACGGTGGACTAAATGGCCTATCCCACAACCGCACCGGCCTTTGCGGCTGGTAGAAAATGGGGTAATTGGGTAGGCCCAATGGGAACCCCGAACTCACCCACATACGTTAGAGATTGGGATAAGAGACTTTCGCCCTCTGATATAGGGAAGGGAATCAGAACATGGGCTGGTTCAAGTCCTTTGAAAGCCACTACAAGTAGAAAAGGGTATCTTACCCAAAGAGATTCAAGAAGTACATTTACTGTGCTTCAAACAAGATATGCGGAAATTGACCTAAGAAGCGATACGTTACAGTTCGATGAAGTCGAAAAGAGGATTCAGGATTTAGACAAGTATTTGAAAATAGCGTTGAGAAAAGGGACCACAGAAGCAATTATCGCTACAAAAAAGTATGTTGCTAATCACCAAAACAAAGGTAAGCCTAACGCCAAGAGTAAATACAAAAAAGCCAAACAAAAAGTCGCAAAGGCATTGAGACTAAAGGATATGGATATGGGCGGCGCACTTAACGTCAGAATGATGGTGGGTGGAAAAGGAGGAATCAAAGGCCGTGGAAAAAGGAAAAAGGGTGGTATCTTTTCAATGTCGATGGCGTTAGATGAAGGGACTTGGCAACATGGACCGGGTAGCGGCAAACAAGTAGAATACGCGCAAAAAGATAAACTCAACGCTCCCGTGCCTTGGGATAACTACTTTTGGACGAAAGCAAAACGCAGAAGAGGTTTTGTCAGAAAGCGCGGCTCATCTAACCAAGTGGGTGGTGTAATTATTCCTTCAGGCAGAGCAGGTTTTACAGGAACAACTTACAAAACAGGAAGTGGAAGAAGAGGTTATGTTCTACCATTTGAAAGAACAAAAACACGGAAGCAAACAGGTGGTCGTAGAGGCAGAAAGAAAACAATGGGTAGTCCAACGGCAACGTTTTCATATTCTTACGCAACAAAAGGAGGAGGGACAAAAACGTGGAGAAAACGAAAAAAGACCTTCACGCAAACTTCGTATAGGATGGCAAGAGGTTCCGCAAAGGAACGTCAGCAACGACACGATGACCGACTCTCGTATATGTATCGAAAGTCCACGGCTATTGACTCTATGAGAATTGGAGGAAGTGAAAAAAGAGGTTATTGGCCTGTACCTGCTTTGCGTTACATGGAATACTACGCAATCATGGCACAAATCGCTACTGCCGCATACCTTTGGAAAACAGTATGGTCGGTTTTACAGGGAGATAGAACCTTGGAAAGTGCCATGCAAGCATCCAATTCATTATGGAACGATAATCATTTGAGAAGAATCACAGGATTGAGCAGTAAAGCAAGGTCAGCATATAGGGGATTGATATAATGGCAATAGCATCGACAACAGATTTTTGGACCGCTCGTATGAACGGAGAAGACCCAACTGCATTGGTGGGTAACGAACAAACCAATTGGACAAAGAGCGTAACGGGAACATCATCCGCAGTCAACGGTAATTGGGTCATATCTGCAAACGAATACTACACACAGACACCAACAACGAACGCATATACGATGGTCGCAATTATTACGTTCTCCAATAGCGGCGCACTCCCAAGCAATGGAACAGTGCTTATGTCTCTTGACAACGGTACGAAAAAGGTTGAAGTACGAGCAAAGGGCAACGCATCCACACTTGACCTTGTGGGGGCCACAACGGTTACTACACGGGACCTTGACATAGATGCAAGCGAAGGTGATGATAATATTCCTCTTGTTCTAAGACTTACACTCGACTCAGCAGGTAACGCCAAACTGTATATGCGTGAAATTATCGAAGATGATGATGGAGCAGATAATTTCATTTCTGTTGCGGGAGCATCCGGCTCAAGCAAGGAAGCAAAATGGGGCAATTCATCCGGTACTGTAACATGGCACAACGTGTACTATACCGACGCAGGGGCGTTCACTCCTGATGAGATGGCCCTAAGTGATTGGACAACGAATACTATGATGCAAATGGGCTTAAGCATCGTTCAGGTTCTACGAGACTGCGTGAAGCCGTATATCAAAACACACCTAAGTGATTCGGCCATCAATTACGCATACGATTTATCATCCGACATGATTTCAAGGATTTCAGCACCGTCTATTCATGTCCTATTGGACAATGTATCGTCGCCGGAGTTTGAGACATTATCGGGGACGCGGGCTATACAAAATTACGGCATAACAATCTACGTCGTAACAAGGGGAAGCACATATCAGTCAGCATATCGAATGGGCATGGACATTGTAGGTGAAGTATTCGATGAATTGTATGTGAATACAGGAGTCGATGCTTCCACGGATAGTATTCAGGGCTATAACGTTCAATTAGATACCAAGACCGACGACGATGAAATTGTATGTATTCATCAAATTGGGTTCTCGTATATGCGGCGCATAAACCTCCTCCACCGATAATGCTTAAGTATCAGATGGGTCCTAAAACCACCATAGGTGACCAGCATGGCTGACCAATTCGCAAATCGTTACGTCTTCCTTACCCCGGAACAGACGACAAACCAAACAAATCAGACGGCAACATACGGGACCGCATCGGGAATGAACGCATATAACTCTGCAAAAAGCGCAACTTATCTTGGGGGTGAAGTTGACGACGAGTCAATTAGTCACCAATTTGAAGTAATGTATCGAGCAGATATGTCGCGGTTCGGAGCGGCAAAAAGCCAACAAGGCAAGGAATACTCAGAAGGAAGTCTATCGTTTGCTATGCAACCTGATATGTTTATGGCGGCACATTTTTACGGTGTATATGGTGGAGAGCCCGCAGTAAGCACAGGGGAACACACATTTACAGAAGTCACAAACAAATCTTTGCCTTCTTACACAATCCACGTAGGTCGTGATGAAAAAGAACATAAATACGAAGGTATGTGCTTGAACCGATTGGGTCTAAGCGCAAACCTCGGTGAATACGTTATGGTAAGTAGCGATTGGGTTGGTAAGAGTGAGTCTGCCGTAGCAACGTTAGCCACGCCCACCTTTTGTGGCGCAGGTGTTGACGCTTTGCACTTCCGCCAATGTAGTGTGAAGTTCAACGAAGATGCTCAGGCAAGCACACTCGTTAAGTCCATCAGCATTGATTGGAATATGAATCTTGATACAGACAATGCGTGTGCTTTGGGAAGTGTGACTTACGTTCGTCAACCAACTCCCGGTATGAGAGAAATTACAGGAAGCATTGAGTTTGCTAAAGTCATCCACTCGGCAGTCGAAAGCGAACCAACATATACACAGATGATTACTTCAGGTGGTCTAACAATGGACCCCGAAGCGGCATCCGATGATTACGCAATTCAACTTCTTATTACAGACGGTACAAGCCCATGCACTATTGACTTGTACAAGGTACGATGGGAAGCGGTTACGTCGAGCGTAAGTAGTCGTGACACACAGACTATGAGTATGAACTTCACCGCTCTTTACGACTCAGATGGAGCGAACCCTGCTAACGCAATGTCAAAGACAGTCTTCAACGATTGGGCAAATGGCACAATCCAAATGCACAAACTGTGAGGCGTTTTAGATGGCGAACAATGGTGGCACGGTCATTAGCGACAAGACCAAACTTATAGTCAGTCAATTTACAGGCACGGCGGCGGCAGTTCAAACTGCGTTCCGTGCGGCAATCGCAAACAACGATGTTATCATCTCTTGCGATACGAGCAGAAAGAAAGATAGTAACGACATCACACTAACCGTAGTGTGGTATGATGTAGCATAGATTCAGTAAAATAGTATAGTATAGAGGAGAAATAAAAATGCCCGTATTGAAAAAAGAGTTTGAGTTAGACGATGGAACAAAACTAATGGTGCGCCAAGCATCCGGTTTAGAGAAAATGAAGTTAGAGGCCATTCAGGCCCGTGTCATTCGGCAATGCCGTGACTACGGTATGAATGTTCAAGAATGGACTGAGGAACAACATTTGGACTTCATGTTCAAATTGGAAGACGCCGGTGCAGGTATCGACCAACAAGCGGCCACATGGTTACCTGTTTGTATTCTTGAACCGGCGGATTTCGACGCGAATACATTGACCGCAGATGAGGTCCGTATGCTTCTTTCGTTTATCCGAGGCGATGACCCGGAGGGTGCAATCCCTTTGGGATGATTATGCGAGTAGCCCCTGCCCTTTGTCAAACGTTTAAGGCGTTGACGGCAAGCGATTTATATGAACGCTATCACGGCATGGGCGGACAAGCACGGCTTGAATTAGATTTAGCGGTTGCTTCCGAAATAAGCGACCAAGTTAGAGAAGCAGTCGATAGTAACAAAAAAGGTGGCGCGGGTAACGCGAATGCCGCAGTAGCAAGACGAAATCAACGTCGTGCAAGCCGTGGACAGACTGTGTCGGACGACGATGCGGTGAAACTGTTAAAAGACGGCGGGTTCATGGCTTAATAGCGAGGTGTTGTTATGGTACGTCAGGGTGCATCCCGTGTCTTTTTCGACGTCATGGTACGTTACCAAACACAACGTCTTGTGAAAGACGTCAAAACACAACAAATGATGGTTCGTGCCGCTATCTTAGACACTCTAAGCGGTATTGGGGAAAGCATACGTATGGTTACAGATGTCGTGCAAGCGGCATCGAACAGAGTCATGGGGCTCGGTATGCAAGTCGGTCTTGCCCGTGTCGAGTTTGAAAAGTTTTATCAAGAATCGTGGGGTTCGGCCAAAGAGGTCGAAAACCAAATTATTGCTATTGGTTCCTCGTTCGGGTTCGCGGCTGATTCGGCACTACAAGCCGGTTCAAAGATGGCTCAATTGTCCACATTATTCGGTGCTGAATCGGTGGCAACAGGAACACAATTGGGTATGACATTCGGTCTGATTGGTGGTATGCCCACCGAAGAGGCCATGAAGAAGATGATTAACCTCCAACAACAGACAAACTTTATGATGGGTGATTTCACTAAAGCCCAATTCGATACCTTGAGAGCAGGTCAGAAAAACCTCATCATGTACGAAGAGACAATGAAGGTTATGGATGCTCTTAACTCGGTTGAGAATACAAGCGTTGCTACGATGTCACAGATTATCAACGTAATGAATAACTTCGCGTCACAGGCACACCTAACGGGTGAATCTATCGAGTCAATGGCCGCTCAATCCGCATTATTGATTGAAGCGGGTGAAGAACAGGGTAAGGGTGGTCGTGCTTTGCGTATGATTTACGCACGTCTTGGTGGTAATATCAGTGGTGCGTCGGACGCAATGGCACAATACGTAGATGTAATGGATGAAAGCGGCGAGTCGATGCGACCACTTTCTGAAATTATGAAAGACCTTGCCCCCCAATGGGAAAAATGGAATGAGGAACAACAACAGGCTCTTGCTCAACAGGTTGCAGGTAACCGACACTATGTTCGATTCATCAAATTGATGGAGAATCACAATAGGCTCTTACAATTGGAAGAGAACGCATTCCGGCGTATTTTCCCGGCGATAGAAGAGAAGCAAAGGAAATTAGACGACCTTGCCTTCTCGGTCCACCGTTTGAACGTTGAAATCGAAAACGAAGAACGATTACTTTCAGAAGCATTGCTTCCCGCTATCGAAGCACAATTGGAAGTACGACTCGCTTACAAAGAAGCGGTTCGTGATTTGATAGGTCAAGATGAAACGGCAATTGGTAAAGCCGTACAAGGCATTACAATTTTTACGGCAAAGTTAGCAGAACATTTGACAATGTTCGCCGGTTGGTACGACGCATATACCGGAATGCTTTCCGGTATTATCGCAATGAAAGCGTATGGTTCTGTCATCCGTTCTATCATTCAGCCATTGGGTCAATTTTACAATATGCAAGCGGGCATGGGAAGAGTTGCTACTGCACAAACACAAGCACAACTCGATTTAGAGTTTGAATTATGGAAAGCAAGAAACTTACGCGCTCACGCAACAGAACGATTAGCAAATTGGGATAGAATGCTTGTGTTTGAACAAGAACAACAAATGCAAATAGAACAGTCAATTATCAATTTGGAACGACAAAGGGAGCAAATAAAACAAGGTGTCATTGATGCTGAAAGAATGGAATTGTCTTTGGCAAAGAGCATAGAACAAATAAAGGAAGACGAACTTCAAACACTACAAAACCAATCAAAAGCGATATTTACAAGAAACAAACTTTTGGCGGCTGGGTTTAACATTGAGAATCAAACAAAGTTAGTTAATGAAGCAAAGGAAAGAATCGTTCAACGTGAAACATTACAGGCTAATCTATTGCTACTACAAAAGCAAGGCTTAAGTCAAGCAGACAAATTGAAAGCCTCACAATTGAAAGAGATATTACAATTGGTCAAGAGAGAAAGCGATATTGAAATTAAGGGCGGAATATCAAAATTGAAGAAAGAGCAAATGCTCGCACTTTTGAGAAAGAATAACAACGCAATACTCAAAGAAGCCATTAAACTACTTACCGCTGAAATCGCAAAAGAACAAGATGGAATATCAACAAGGGCCGCGAAACTTAAAATTATCCGCGCAGTCAATACTGCCGAAAGCGCGAGAGCAAATCTTGAAGGTCAATTAACAAAAATCCAAAACCAATTGAATATAAAAGAAGCAGAACACGTCAGGATTGGTCAGTTCTCTCTTGATATAATTGAAAAACAAATGGTTGAAAAAATGAAACTTGCATTAGCAAATGATGTTTTGACCCAAGCCCAACATGATGAAAATATGGCTACGATGGCAGGTGCGTTTGCAGACATGAGGGCATCTGAAGAAGCGGACAAACTGTCTCACTCTTTGGGTATGCAGTCAATGGCTACAATGGGCGCACACGCGGCGGCTATGGTTACTTCACAAGTCATCGGTCATTTCGGTGTTAAACTCGGACTGTTCGCGGACGAAGCAGAAGCCGCAAAGGGCCAAATGCTTGTTATGGCGGCTACTATGGCCGTAGTGTCCGTTGAAATGCTTGTTATGGCATACAACTCTGCCGCGGCGGCGCACGCAATGCAGACGGCGGCCACCATGACCGACGCGGCGGCGAAAACAATGAGGAACTTTTGGTTGGTCACGGGCGCGGGTGTTGGTGTTGCTATTGCGGCAATGCTACTCGGTGCAAAGTTCTTACCAGACGCGGCAGATGCTTCATTCGATTTGGCAGAAAACATGGCAAAGGCTTCATTCTCCGCACAGGAGATGAACGACGCATTTGATGACTATGCGGATTGGACACAAGGCCAAGTTGCTGAAAGTCTTGAACGATTGAGAAAAGAAGCCGAAGAATTATATGAAGCATCTGAAAGAGCAAGTGGCGTAGAAAGGGAAATCATGGAGGAAAAACTTGATAGCCTGTATAAACAAATTGCACTTGAAGACCGTGTTCTTGAATCGAAGGAAGCACAGGCGGCTTATGACCAAATAATGCTTGATTCCAATAAGGAAATAGTCTCTACAATGATAGACATGGCTCGCAATCAAGGAATAGCATCGGGGAAACTCAAGGGTGAGCCGAGTTCGTTCGGCTTTGACACTGTCAGCCGCCGTGCAGAAAATACTGAAGACATTAGAGAAACTTTAGCCCTTTGGAGAGATATGTACGTCCAAGGTGCGCTTAAGGACGAAATGGTCGACACCATGTTTGAGGGCCTTGGTTATCAAGAAAGCATGATATTGGCCGAATATATTAGAAGCGGTAGAATGATGCTGGCATCAGGGCGGTATGAATCCAAAAGCGAGGGGGGGACGGGTTTTCATGCGTTTGATGATAATATGCAAGTAGAAGCGGAAGATTTTGACGCATGGTTGTACCAATCAATAAAAAATTATGGTTCAGATGTATCATTAAGGAAACGTCTAACAGGTAGAGACTTGAAAGTCACAACAGATATTTGGAAAGATGAATGGCAAGAAACGTTTACGTTTATTGACGATTCGGGACAAGCGTCCTTTGGTAATCTTGCAGACTATATCAAATTGGCCGCTCCTGACGCAGATTGGGCTAACGGAATGAATAACGGAATTAAACAAGCCATTGGTTTGGTCAACGAGTTCGCAAGTACGCGAGAAGAATTGTTCTTCGGTGGAAGAACACAAGCAATGACGGGCGAACTGTACAAACAAGTTATTCAGCAAGGCGTAGGTACTCTATACAACCACCAAGAATTGATAATCAACAACACAAACAACTTCCACGGGTTCTTCAATGAAGACTCCACCGCCGCAAAGATTAAGGCCGCAATAGAGGCACACTTAAATGATGGTGACGTAAAGGCCGCAATAAGAGTGACACAGTAATAGCATGAGGGTGAGAAAGTGAATAATAATGCGAAAGGCAAATACACATTTTGGGTAGCACACTATTTTGATGACTTTATGGCATCTTACTGTGTCCCTGATGATTTGAATAGTCCCACATCCACGTCCATTACCCATGCCGCTTCACATCATGGTAATCCTTTGAACGGTGAGGCTCCACTAAATACAAGATACCGTTATTCCTATATTGAAAGGGCGCAATTGACAGGCAAGTACACAACAACAGTCGAAAAGAAGGATGGTGTGGTGGGTACTTCAAGCGGTACAACAATCGCTGACAAACCTTTGTGGCACAATAACGGCATACATGAATGGCTAACACACGACCCTATGCGATTAGGTGACGATTCCTATATTGGAAGAGCGAACCCAAGATACCCTGATACCATTGCACACGCCAATAGATTCAGATACGACTCTTCAACTACATACGGAAACGGTGTAACGGCTGAAAATGACGGCGAGAATGGTGGTGCTTACCTGTGGTTCTCTAATGGATATGCTTACGTTCCAAATATAATGACAAACCTTGTAGAAATAGGGAATAACCAAGGCACATATACGGTCCCTACTTGTGATTGGGACCCCACTTACGGACGAAAGAATATAACTGAAATGCACAAAAAAACCGGAGGGGGACACTCAACCGGATATTTCGATGGTTCGGAAGGGAGGCCACAACACGCGCCTTCTTTGGGTTCAGATGAAAGCCTCATGTGCCAACAAGCATCACTTGTAGGCGTCCTTGCGGGCGAACTTATTCCCCGTACACGTTCACATTCCTACAAGGACTCCGGCGACAGTAATTTAGGTGGCAAAGGAACCCTTGCGCTATATGACCCTCTCAAATCACCAACCGGAAAACCATTCCTATGTATTCAGACATATAGGCCCTTCAACACATATAGACCTGTAATTTTTTACGAAAATAGTATTGGAGAGAAAATGGACGGGGATATATTTCACATGAGGATTTCTCTTGATGGTTTAGATGTAAGTAACAGTGGGGATAGTGCGGCCCTAAATGGACAAGACGGTACATATCGACTGACTATTGGTTACCCCTTGGCAGAAGGGGCGGTGTTTACAAGTCAAGATGGTTGGGCGATGAGTCCCGACGCAGACCCAAGTGACGGTCCAATGGTTACACTTGAGTTCACCATATCGAGCCTACAAAGCAGTTACCCATACGTTGCATCTACTTCTTCCTCAGATTCATCCTATACTCTTGATGAGCGATGGAGTGATATTGAAATCGCCTTAGATTTTACAAATCAAAAATGGTACTATTATAGAGACGGTACAAAAATATCAGGACCGACCGATATGGGTGTGTTTATGGGTCAGGGTTATCAACCCGGAATGATTGCTGGTTGGCAATTAGATATGAAGAATAGCGCAGACCAAGCAGACTCTATGTTCTTCACTTGTATCGACCGTGTGGCTTGCTATCACCCTTTGAACGACAGTGTCGCATCTTCGGGTGCTGGAGATGCTACAAAACAAGAAGTAGATGTCCTTGATATGAGCATGGATAAAAGCGTAAATGGCACTTCTTCCATGCAGATAACAGTAGCAGACGACTCAAAGATTAGAAACAGTTTGCTTACCTACCTACATAGCGCAGGTACTTCGGAATTGGTAATGTGGTTAAACACAACTTCCATTGGTCGTTATAATATGCTTTGGAGAGGCTTTATCAGCAATGCACAAATTAAACAGAGCGTAGACGAAAGAACAACCGAGATTACCTTAACTGCTGAAGATGTACTATCAGACTTGGATAGACAACTCGCTTCATGGGATATTGGTGCTGACTCTGTGAGTAGGAATGAGATTTTGAAATCGAGAACATCAGAAATCAATAACTTAAGGTCTTCAATGTATTTCGGCGCAAGAAAACTACAATCGTACAACCAAACAATTGGTTTGGGTAAAGAACAGGCTTACTCAACAACGACCGACCAAAGAATGCAATTGGGTTCGGCACACCCAATTCAGATTTACAACAACGAAGATACTAACGGCCCAAATGACGCCGAAGATACATGGGCAGGGTATAGTTCAGGTATCACGGGCGTCGGAACAGAAATCCAAAATCGCTCAATCCATGCAGAGTGGGTGCGAGATTTGTGCAAATCAAAATGGTTCACAAAGAAGTTCGGAAAGATTGGCAACCACAGATTGGCTCTAACGGGCGTAAGTAACTTTGAGTTACAGGAAATTAAGTGGGGTAGTGGTACGTCCATCACACCGAGCAATACTTCTTGTACTTTCCTTGGGAGGACTGCGGCGGGCGCGTCTAACCGACCGGTCAACGCAGGTGTATTGCAGATTATCAATGACCGTGGTGGCGGGAACGACGGAGGAGTAGTTGTAATGGATGTGTATAAATCAACCCATTCTAGCACATGGTCTAACGCAGATATGAGAAATGAAACTTACAGGTCGGCTCCACATGAATCAATTCATATTACTTCGGCTACTGCGGCCAACGCGACCACAGGTACAATCAACAAAGTAGAACATGATGCGGCAGAGCGTTGTGCCGTTTTTACCACGTCTTCAGCACATAACTTGGGGGACGGTGACACGATTATGATTTACGGTCTAAGTGGGACCAACGTCCAAAACGAAAGAACCATGAGTTATTCGACAACCGCAAAGGCCGCTTCAAATGACAATGGTTATGGGATTTCAATACAAAATGAGAACTTCTATTTCGTAAAAGTGATAGATACAACAACGTTTAAGTTGCTACCGTCGTCTTATACTGATGTAGACGGTAGAGTCTATAAAATACAAAATTGGGGTAACACTCAGACGGCAGATGGTACACCAATTAAGGGCGCACATCATTGGAAGAATAAAAACTACGCATGGCAATGGTTCCGCCCACAAGGAGGGCAATATATGGTCCTTTCAACCAATTCTCTTGGTCCGGGCGGTTCAGAAATTGATTTTATAGCGAGTCCTTATTGGTACATAGATTATGCTACGCCTACTTCGGGTACGTCGCCATCAGGTAATCTTTCCGTTGACCACACAGTCGATTTTACATTCGTCAAAATAACAGATTGGAATGCCACCCATCAACGTCACGATGTTACTACCTACGATATTACTGTGAATTACACGGCAGGTCAGGTGGGGCGTACATACCCCGAAGGTTCTATCGCTCGCGTTCGTTACTACGATAATGACTATAAACATTGTTGGGCTTTATTTGCTGACATGAGAAATGATGGTAACGCAGATGCAGATGGTGGAACAAGGAAGAATACATGGGGTGGTTTATATCCAGCCAATGAAAATTATTCAATATCTTTGGTGTACGCAGACCATTTTGTTGGTGAAAATGCTGAACCACGACCTAAGTTCTGTGATTTGAAGGTGGGTGAAGAAGTCCATCTGTGGGAAATTGATGCCGCAAGAGAACCATTCACAGGCAACTCCTTCGCGTCTTTAGGCTCTGCTGATTCTTGGGAAGACAAAGCAGGTGCATTATTGTTAATCGACACTTCGCCCTTCTTCAATCTAAATACGGAATCTAATTTTGGTCACGCTGGAGCAATTTCAGGAGGTAACAGAGATTTGGGAGATTATTCCGTGGACGTAGAGGGAATACCAATCATAATGGATAACTATTGGAGGCAAGCACCTTCGTCTTTCCTAAATAGCGAAAGCCCCATCTCCGAACACCCTAACGCATACCGATTTACTTCTGTTGTGACCACGTTAGAAACGACTACCGAAGATGTTGGAAGCGGCTCACAACAATATATCAAAAAATGGGATGGTGAGATTTGGCTTAGGAACGCATATCATTGGCCGACTTCTTCGTTCATAGCCGGAGCAACCGGTTCAGACCAACTGAGATTTATTGGTATGATACGAGCAATTGAAGGTAGTGGGGCAGAGGCCACGGAATCTATTTATTACTACACATGGACTCACAAAGAACAAAGCACACTCGGCTCCGATTATACTGCTGGAGGTACTACGTTTGCTTTAGCGGATGCCTCCCGATTTGATGATACAGGAACGGGTTCTGTCAATGGTCTGTATTTCCAATGGACTTCTAAATCAGGAAATAACTTACAGGGTTGCACAGGTCCGGCCCTTTCTATTGACCACAGTACGGGAACGATTGTATCTGACAACAAACTCAAAGGGGTTTGGGTCGACCACATACCCAACAGTGAAATTGATGAAACACGACGTTACGATTCTATCCGTCAAGCAGTATGGTTGCGTCTTGAAATGCAACAGGTATTGGCAACCGCGGGGCAAATGTATCATACGACACAAGTCACGTCTTCATCAACTACAATGGTGTTGAGCCATAATAACGCATATACGTTTATGAATTATGGAAGACATACGGGGACTATGAGCGGTGCAGGTGTTGTAACAACAGACAATCGCGGTTACGGTATCATAGACGGCGACTCGTTTGAATGGACAGGTTTTACCGCAACCAATACTTTGACGGGCGTCGCTCTATTGAGTAAGACAACTGCCGCAGGTAACGCAACCGATTCTGCTATTTGGCCTATGATTTGGAAAACAGGTGTCGGTTCAAAACACGATATAATGGTGAAAAGCACAGGTTCTTCAGGAGGTACAAACTCTTCAAGTAATAATCTATTTGATAGCATAGAAGTCTATAATGGTGTTCAGGCAACATTACCTATGAAGTTAATGATGGAAGTTGATGGTTACGTCAAAGCCCCAAACAAAGGGACATTTTACCAACACGATAAAATCAGATTCTTACAAATGAACGGTCTTGCGAATACATGGTTGAGCCAAGCCGGTCTGAAAGCCGTATCGGATATTAACAATGTTCCTCGGACGAACAATATGACTCAGACGCAACAAAGTTATTCTGCGGCAAGCGATTTCGACGATTACGGTTCTATTCTTGAAGGCGCAGGGAAAACAACCGGAGCAATAATTAGTGAGATGACCCAAAATGCCGGTGTAGGAGAAAATGAAACAACTTTATTCCCAACTACCTTTTCGTATTTAGTAGGTAGGCATGGTCGTATTGAGTTCCGCCCGATGTACAATAACGGAATCGTATTCAATGCTAACAATTTGAAATTGAGCAATATAAATTACGATTTCAAGGGGGCGGCGGCACAAGTAAGGGTGTATTATAACGATGGTACATCTTTCGTAGATTATCCTGAAAACATCACTCATGGTTCAGAACACAGGTGGAAAATCGTGGATTATCCTTCCATAAAATCACAAAAGGAAGCAAAGGCGGTCGCAAGTAACGAGTACCATAAATCACGAAGCGCACCTGTTAGTGTAGATGCGGAAATCCTGAGATATAAAGACACACATACGCTCGATAGGCGTAACGAGTTAATGCTTGAGGGAGGGCGTTATGGTTACGTTGCAGACGTCGCTTGCAGACAATTTGGAGCAAACATGGAAGAGTGGACTTCGGTCGAAGGTGGGTGTATTTTCACAGGCCCACAAAACGCTCTCGACGGAAGCCTTTATGAATCTATACAAGACGTGGGACAAGGTGACCACGAAACCGCTTACGCAACAGGGCGATACTATGCCCCACAACAGTTCTTCACATGGTGGGGTGCAAAGAGTGTGTCTTATGCCATGCAAATTGTCCATCTGCCCAAGGATATGCCCCTCGTATCTGAAACAACAGGTGAAGAGTTGAGAATCCATATTGCTATCACAGGAAGTGGTTCGGCCACTAACCCTGAGTTCCGTGTTGAGTTTGTCGATTACACTTTCGATGATACGAAAAGCAACGGAAACCCCGCAGGTTCTATGTGGTCGTCTGCAAAACCGAAAATCGCAAGTCAGTCACACGCAACCAATACGGAGTCGTATGTCAATTGTCGAGGAAATGGTTTTTATGAGGTGGGCATCCCCACAACGTATTGGTCTTCGGCAGGTTCAAAGAAAATGATTATATCTGTCAATTATGACTACTTGTATGACATTATGTTATATCGGAATGGAGCGAATGGGAGAACCGCAGGTAATATCACAGACCGGCGAAGAAACGCTCACGCTTCAGCCACAGTTACAGGCACGTATAACACGGCCTCTCTGTTCCCCTTGGGTCTAAGAAGATATGATTACGGAGCGTGGGCTGATACAAGAGCAGAGTGGTATGCTCCTCGGCTTCATGTGTGCGAAGATGTTAATTTCCAACCCGGAACCTATGTTACTTATACCGATGACGCTCTGAATATGACAAATGAGACATTGGTAATCCAAAGAATCAATTGGACAATCAATAAGGATGGTAGAGACAATGTAAGATTCAAATTAGGAGAAGATATGTCGAGGGTCGCGCAGTCGATTAGAGCATCTATTTTCCCTAACAAAGCAAGAACCACAGGACCGCGAAGCGGACAGGCTGGTGTAGCAGGGAAACCCGTTGATGAAGGGGACCCCGGTTACAAAGGCGCAGGTAGTCGCGCACCTAAAGGAACCTATGGAAGTGACGCACCGAACACGAAAACAGGTGAAGAACAGTCGGGTGATAATCGACCAACAGGACTCTCTTCAGGGATTGACACGGGTAAAAACACCAATAGTACAATCTTTATGGGCGATGGAATCGGTTCTATGACCTCAAAATCAATCAATACCAATATGCTTACAACTGCTTCTTTCAAGAAACAGAAAGGTGCTATGGATTTAGGTGGGGCATTCAGTAACGACTTTTCCATCTTAGGGCAAAACAAACCAACACAACACCCGACATCAATACACGCTATCGACGGTACAGATATGGTCATAAGCCCAAGCATAGGTAGCACGGTTATGACAGAAGAAGGAATTGTTTTCCCCGGTAACATTGGAGGGTCGGGGGAAGACGTAGTAACACACGAACACTCTATGCTTGTAAGAATCCCCAACGATGCCATTAACGGAGGGTTCGGAGTGTACGCTACTTACTCAACAGGTGGTACAAGTGACGAAACCGCAGTCATTGAAACGACCATTAAATGCGTTGACACCGGAGCAACAGAAACGGGAACGGCATTTTTGAGAGGCGCAAGTGATAACAAAGGTGTAACACTTGTGGCCCCTTCCAAGATAGATTTCTCATCGGGCAACAGACTACAAGTCACTATGAAGAGAGTAGCAGGTACAGGCGATGACACTCTATACTTCTCATCCGTGAGGTTGCATACGACAGAAGTCCAATATAAGAGAAAATCTGTTCCTGATGATGAATCACAAGCAAGTAATTTGAAGCCTTACTCTGGGTCTTCTTCATCAATAACAGATATATCGGACTTGTAATCCTCTCTAAGCGATAGGATTTTACGAGCGCGTGACCTGCCGACACCTTTTGTCTCCATGAGGTCTTTTTGGCGAGTGCGTAAGCGGAGAATGTTGCGAAGACCACCGATACGCTCAAGCATATCTTCTGCTTGTTCTTCAGTGATTCCGGGGAGTGCGGATAGAGCGAGAACCTGTGGGTGAATCTTCTCGGTTTTTTTGGCATTGTGGGTCTGTTGACTCACGCCGACGTGGGTCTTTTGCGTGTGGTTGACGGCAAGGAAATGAGCAAACTCATCCATCGTGTCAAACTGCATGAAAGCGATATTGGGAAATCTCAATTGGAAACTGATTTTGAAATTGAGGATTGTTTGTTCCATTCGTCTCTTTTCGATTGCGTAAAGTTTGCGAGTCATTTTTTTACCGGGGATGAACGGCTTCAATTCATTACCATATACGACCAACATTGGGGTCTGAAAACTCTCTTCAAGGTCTTGTAACTGTCCCACGATTGTCCGTGAGCGACCGTGGCCGAGGATAGAGTGGTACAGGTCGTTGATTTCCTTTGCTTCGATTCCCCAATCACCGATGATGTAATCAGCAGATTGCAGACGTTTTACCTGAACCTGTCCGTTGGGTCCGAAGTCACGATTGCCCATACGAGCATATAGTTTGTGGATGAGGACGTCGTTTTCTCGGTCGTCCACATACAGGACCATGATATGGGCTGAAAGTATGTAGTGCTTAAGGCTCACCAAAGAGGGTCTTCCACGGCAGGGTGATGTAGCACCCATTGTAGACTTTGGACGACACCTTTGAGGGCATTGTAGTTACGAATGGCTTCTGCGAATGCCTTTCTGTCCTCTTTGCATTCAGGGTCTTCAAGCCAACGCTTCCACTCACCCTTGAGCCGCAACGCCTCCCTAAGCATCATGTGGATTTCGTTTTCATCCCTGACCCTTGGCATCTTCAAAGCCTCCTGTAATGATAGAGTTGTCATATAGTCCACCGGTACGTTCTGATATTTAATTGTCACCCATAGGAATGGTGTAGTCATACCGCCAACAAGGTCCCGAACACATATTCCGCGTCTTGAACCATGCACACGACGGACTGCGCGAAGTCTTGAGCAAGGACTTGACGTGCTTGCGCGTGTGATACTCACTGTAATCGCGCCACCCCAACTTCGACATAAAGGTTACGATTTGTTCCTCAATGCGGTCCTTCTGTGCAGTAGTCAACGCTTCCACAGGCGCGAACATACGAAGGTTCTCGTACAGATGTTGCGCCAATGCAACGCGGACGTGGTGAGCGGGATTCTCATGCCTGATGTGGTTCTCAAGACAAGGGGGGATAGGGACGTCTCCAAGGCCCGTTACAGGCAGTTCTACGGCCTGATATGCGGTAAGGATAGGGTCGGGCTTCAGGAGGCTCTGATTGGTGCTTATCCACCCTGTAAAATCGAAGCCACGATACACACGGTCCCCAATGAAGGGGTCTGCCCAATCAAGGGAGGTGTCGGGCTTCTCAGGAATCTGATAGGAATGGGGGTCTGCCATGAAAGCAGACACGTCGATGTTCACGGCCCACCGCCAACGCTTGGGGTTGAAGGTCGAGGGAATCCGTGTCAATTTCTTCATGTGGGCCACACCATCGAGAGTGTCGAGCCCCTTCGCCATGTGGCGTGAATACTCACCGAGATTGCGCTCGGCTTCAAACCCCTGTACGGGCTTGTCGAACATTTGATGGACGTGAAAACCACGCCCTGTGGCAACCACACGGACGTCGCCATCGAGGCGACTAATCAACGTGAACACATCGTCTTTGACGGCGTTGATGTCACCACGAACACCCGCGTCGAAATCCCACCATGCTCTGTCCATGACTGCCGTGTTGTAATCCACACGACGCTGATTGGGAAGTAGGTCCTCATAGTGATACAAGGACGTGTAACAGGCCGTTCTTGGCCCAAGGTCGGCAACGTAAGTCGTGTACTGTGTTTCACTACTACACAACTGACGTTTCAGTCCGATTTCACGCGGAAATGAGAGCATAGTAACCCCTCAAATAAGACTGATTAGTGCGCCGCACTGAACACAATTCCCCATGAGTGTCAATTCACCATGAGGGTCGTCCATATCACTCGTCACCACATAAACATTTCTTTCGTTCTCGTACTCAGAACAACCACAACTACACGCTACATTCCACTTTCCCATATCATCACCTCATAGCACTTTGCATATAAACCTAACCGAGTCTCTCCTCATCACACGATACCGCGAAATCGCACCAAACGGGGCAAGTGAAATCGTTCCACTTCATGCTCCAATCGTGGGTTTTCATACCGTCTATTGCGACACTTAAGGATTTCTCAAACGCCGTTATTGAACGTTTCGATACAGGCTCCATAATTGATAAACCTTGTGTTGTGCCGAGGAATACTTCGGGCCTGTTCCTCTTCTTCCCAAGGAGTTTCTGAACAAGGTCACCGTTGTCACAATCAGGAGTCATGTAATAGAAGTGCGTGACTTCATCCCAACCGAGCAACTCAGCCATGCGCTTGTAGAAGCACAATTCTTTGCGTGTCTTACTCAGTTTGGAGTCACCCATGTTGCCGGTCTTCAATTCACCGATGACCAAACCACCATCGGGGTGACGGAACACGGCGTCAATGCGACCGACCATGACAATGTTGTGTTCGGGGTCATAGACTTCGTGGTGGACTTCGTGTTCCACCGGTGCGAACAAGTCTTCACCCCATAGTTTGAGACGCGCTTCCTCTAACTCAGCCAACGCCATGAAAGCAGGGTCGTCTGATTCAGGGAAGTGGTCAATCAATGAGCCCGTCTCCCATAGGTCGTATGCCTCGTCAAGACTATCGTGGACGAGTGTACCTCGCTCCATTTCCGGTGTTGCCGGACCACGAATGCCTTGAACGTATGACCACCAAAACTGTCGGGGACACCATAAGTAGCCCATAAATGAAGATTTAGACACCCTAAGCGGTACACCCAATCTTTTCGCTTCGATGGGGTTGTAATGCCCCTTTTCCTTGTAGTATTCCAAATCCTTTTCAGTCATCCTTCTTCGCCGCCTTCTTGGTTGCGGCAGGTTTGGATTCCTTCTTTGGTTCGGGCTTCTCCAATCCGAGGACTACATCGTAGTCTTCCTCAGAGCATTCGCCTTTTTCAAGGAGGCCCGCGTAGTGGTGGGTTGCGAGTCCAACTCGCATAGCAATGGGTCGGGTTTCAGGTCCTTCACGGACCGCCCACCAAACGTTTTCTGCGCCGTACTTCTTCAAAGCCGCGCCCAATGCCTTTTCGTCTCCAACAACCAATACACGGGACATATCAATCACTAAACCTGCTACACTTGTTCTGATACTTAAGCATTCACTCTTCTTCTTCATCTGAAGCCAAATCATCTTCGCCCAATTCAGCCCCACAAGAGGGACAATCGGGCTCTATGTCCAATGAAGAAAGAACCGGAACCCAAATACCGGTTTCTTTGCATTCAGGGCAGTCGTAAATATCGACACGCCCCAAATCATTCATCAAAGCCATTATTAAGGCTTGAAATCTTTGCATATCATTGCCAACCGCACGGGCGAATTGACCAATGTTCGTTTCCAAATCTTCCAATCGTTGCTCTATCAATTGATTTTTAGTCGCTTGCTTCTTGAATCTTTTACCGCCGGTCCCCGGCCTCAAAATATCACTCATCTTCTTCTATCTCCTGTTCTCCGAGGTTCATACTATACACACAATCTATACACACCGGCACAATCTCACTGTATTCATCTGCTACATCCAATGGGTCGAAATGGCTAAGACTGCTTGCTTCCTTTGCCCTCAAACAGTAGTAGCACACGAAGTCGTATTTAAGGTGTTCGCCTTCGCTCATGTTACTACATTCGTTCCGTGACACTTGAAGTTTGCTCAAAGCCATGTCATTCCCCCCTTGCCATAGAGAGCATTTTCCAACGGAGTGTAATCCCAACCGACCACATCGTAAAGGTCCTGTGCCTTCTTCACGATGAATCGCTTTGCCATTTCCATGTAACCCACATCGACCATACCGTCTATTTCATCGGGACTGTCGAAGGCCACATAATCACCGGCTTCAGTCAATATACAGTGGAAGTAATCGCCTTCCCCGTACTGCTTATCCAAGTGATTGTTCGCCCACTGTGCGCCTTGGGCCGTGCCTGAAATGGATGAGTATTTAGCGAGTGGTCTTGACAGTGAACCCTTAATCATCAAGTCCTCCAATGGCACTCGCTCGTTCACTACATCTTCGATAAGATTGGAGAGTGAATCGGACACTTCGTCCTGTGTTCTGCCATCGAGAATCCCACGGAGAATTGTCATCATCGTGGTCTTCATGGCAGGTGGCAAGCGGGACTGTTTCAACTCAATCCCCTTGACATAGTAATCCGGCTCCTCAAGCGTCTCGCCTTCAGACCAAACGACCTTTCCGGCGTAACGATTCTTCGCCTTGATGAACATACTCTCAGCGTACTTCTCAAACTCAACCACGATAGGGTGCATCACTTCGTTTATATCGTCACAGATAGCCTTGAGAATATCAACACTTTCTGATTCGACGAACACGGAATCAGTGTGACCATAGATGACACGCGCACCGCGCTCCTCTGATAGTCTGCGGAGACGAGCGAGAGTCTCCCTGCTTGTGAATGTGATAGAGGATGCCACCTTCGGGTGGTAAAGGGAGTATTTGGAGTCACCGCACACCCCATATAGAGATGCAACAAGAGACTTCGTAGCGTATTGCATAGCGTCATACTTTGTGATTTCGTATGGGTCAGTAGCCTGTGCCTTCTTCGCCTTGTATTCGTTACGAAGATTGGTCAAGTTACCCATCATTCGACCCAACGTACCCTTCTTTTCCTGTGAGAAGTGGACGCCGTTGCCACAGTCCTTGCCGGATTCAGCAAGCGTGTCCCAAGATATGTTGTGAAGGTCCACGTTACTGTGGTACATAGCCCTAATATCGAGGATGCCCACGTTCTGATACACACCTGCTTTCGGCTCCATAATGTCGGCCCCATCATAAGGCTCGTATTCGTGCTGAGGTTTTGTTGGGATTCGGTACACCCACTCGTCGTCATTGAGCAATAATCCCGTTGTCAGTTTCGTGACGTGTGGCGTGGCTCTGAAATCCACCTTACACAAGTGCATCAGAGTAAGATAATGATTCAGACAATTGAGCATATCATTGAGGCGAGGCAGTAGCCTCACGTCTTGTCTGTTGTAGTCAATGTAAGTGGCTAGGTCAGTGTAGTATGTATCGTGTCCATCCTCCAATTCGACCTTCCGTTCCTTGAGGACTTCGTAAGCCACGTCGTCCAATTTTCTCCCCGGCAACTGTCCGTTTTTGACAGTCCACAGTTTGACGAACCCAAGCATGAGGTCAAAGCAAATCCGTCCGGGGATTGGTTGGTCCCAATCACCGTAGTCATATCTGTGCTTCCTCATCGGAGACATGATAGCCGGATTCAATTTGTTGGCCCTCATTCTCATCGCTATCTGCTTGATGTCAGCACCGACAAGATACCAACCCATCAGGACATCAGGGTCGTGCTTATCCATGTGCTTTGCGAACGCAGTCAGCAGGGTTTTCTCATCCCTGCATTGCATGGCATTCGTCTCAAACTTGAGTGTCCCCACTCCTTCGGGGTGCTTCTTACATTCCATCGAGGACACCATCATGTCCGTGTCATCTTCCGAATTAACGAACCATGTGTATAGGTTGTCCGTATAGGAATCGTGAACCGTAATCATGTTGATGCGACCACTGTCCACCAACCATTCAGCATCCAAAGTCCACACGCGGTGGTCATACATAGGGATTTCCATGTTGGCGTCCGCGAGGACTCGCACAGGCCACGGGATATTTGCTTCCCATGTCTGATTGAATCCGTCGCGGACTTTGCTGACGACTTCGGGGTATGAGCAGGTCACCTTGAGTAACTCTTCGCCATAAACTCCAACGTCGCCTCTATCTTCGACATTGATAACACCTTCGCTTCGGGCCAAATCCCAACCAACATCTCCTATCGGCATCTCCGTCTTTTCAACGAAGAAATATGGATAGAGGTTGCCAATCGTCTCGACCTGTCGCTCCCGTGTTTCAGGGTCACGATAGCGGACAACGACCTTACGGCCCTTGCCACGGTCAACAATCATGCTCGTCGTCCACGCGGTCGTGTTTCGATTTCGTGCTTGTTGAGCCACAATTGGATAGTCATTGGTGTGACACCGAACATATCTGCAATCTCTTGCATAGTCATGTCCTCCTCAACGTAGTGTGCGTGTAGCCAATCAAAGTCACGGTACGACTTTGCTTCGTCTGCACGTCCCGTCTTCACTTCGATGAAGTATGTGCTACGTCCTTTCGTTATTTCCATTCTCCCACCCGCGGCGACAATGTCGCTCACAGTTGGGGCCTCTTTCAATACAGTCTTCAAACTCATTTCTATTGCTCCTGTGTTATATTGTTGACGCGATTTAGTATTTAAGAACACCGGCCTGATACACCCATGAGGTGCAATCATTTAACCACATGACCATGCGGACGCCTTGGTTGTGTTCCCTGAAATCGTAGAAGTCAAGGACCACGTCACCCTTGAGTCCAACGAGTACATTGTCAAGTCCGCCTTCAAAGGCCCATTCTAACTCGACCTCCGAGTCGTCCTCAATCAATGTTGTAGAAGTCAGTCCCTTCATCTCGCCACCAACGACGACATCAAGTCCCTCCTTCTTCATCAGGAATGTGTATCTGTTAAGTTTCTGCCCGTTCATGGCGTCGCAACGCAGGGCTTCAAACAAGTCCACCGCATCCACGACATAGGTGTGGGCGGGCTCAAGGATGTCACCATCGTTTGTGATGTAACCTTCCTTGGTAAACTTGGCCGCAAGGTCCGTGCTTTTCTTGAACCATGCCTCGATAGTGTCGCGGGCGTTACTGTAAGCGAGAGCCTTCGCGCTCGTCGATAGTGTAGTCTGCTTCTTCGCTGACTTGATGAGTAACTTTTCCGTCTTCTTGTCATACGTCAAGGTCACGGTGTTACCGTGGTACTTGAGCGCACCAAGAAGAATATCAATGTCAGCCACAGGGATTCGGAGGTAATCGACAGAAGTCCATCCTTCCTTGCCCTCACAATTGATTGTGAAATCTGATAAACTCGTCAACCCATCCTTTACAAGTGTTGTCGTCGACATTTCACCCGCCAAACAATCAAGCATACAGGAAGTCACCTGTGCGTGTGCTTTACCACTCACGTTTTGCTTGCGTTGCGTGACTCCGAGGAGCCACGTCAATTCAGTACCATCTACTTTCACCATGTTAATCCCTCATAGCATTTTGGATATAAAGATAGTGGAGGCGGGTGGACTTGAACCACCATTCTCCGGCAACCATGCCGGTGTCCTTCCGGTTAGACTACGCCCCCTAAAATCTTCCGCCACCAAACCCGTGTTCTTTGTACAGAATCTTGTACCAACAGGAATGACAGTCAAAGTATTCACCCACCAATAACAAATATCCATTCTCACACTTGGGGCATTTAGGCCACGGGGGCCATTTTTTACCCACAGGGTTAATCGGCATACTCAGTCCCATTTGAGGAACGGGAACCCGTTCCACTTAACCTTTCCGCCTCTAACTTCAATGACGTCGTGAGTCTCACCCAAATGCTCAGTGTAACGACCCTTCATCTCCTCGATTGTGCCTTTGACAACCCAATCGTTAGGTCCGAGGCTATCGTCACCCTTGACACCTGCCGCCGCATCTTCCTCTTTCATGTAACGCTGAAGGAAAATCTGTTGTGAGAAGAGACGCTGAGTACCATCGACCCAATCGACCTTCTCGCCAATCTTCATCAGGCCCTTTGAGCCGTTACCCAAATCCACATAGGACTTGACGTCCTTCAAGTGGAAGGTAAAGAAGATACGAGATACAGGGAGTGCGTTGACTCGCTGAATCGTATTCTTGAATAATTTGTTGCGCTCTCTCCATTCCTTTTGGTTGAAGCCTTCGCCTTCTTCCTTGATAACACCACGGCGCAGTAGCGCGTCTGTCATAGCAAACTCGCACCACTTCATAAACGTGGAACCACCGTCGAAGATGATTGCCGCTACTTCCGTCTCCTTGACATCTTCAGCAACCATACTAACGAACCATGACACCTTGTCAATCAAGGCGACCCAATTGGTACTGTTGTCTTCGTGGAAGATGGACTCATCCAACTCATCGAAGAGCCGGTGTACGATGACGTCTTCGTCGTCACCACATACATAGTCTACGGTGTTCTCCGCACTACTGTCGAAGTCGAAGATGTGGATTGTACCCTTATTCCCACCTGCGCGGGCAAGGGACAATGCCGTACCTGTCTTCGTCGTGTTTTCCTTACCCACAAGAGCGCACCGAACAGGGCGCAATGCCCCCCGTGCCGTCTTGCCCTGTGAGTACAGGTTGCGGTAAAAATCCGCGTCGTATTTCGTCGTTGCCTGTTCGGCTTCTTCTGTTTTCGCTGATGCCCATGACATATTGCTCACCTATTCTCTCCTGATAGCATTTAGGATATAAACTACTCGGTCAACTCCCTTAGTGGTACTGCCGCTTCTGTCATCAAGATTAGACCTGCGATTGAAGCCGCCGACCGAAGAGCCGATGTCGTTACTTTCACAGGGTCAATGACACCCGCGTCAATCAAGTTACAGTACAGATTCGTCTTAGCGTTTAGACCTTGCACCCCACCGTCTTCAGTTTGGTATGCGCGAAGGTAATTACGACCCGCATTCTCCGCGATTAAGCGGGCGGGGATTTCACACGCCTCAATGACAAGACTCTGCCCGTCGTTGGGGAAGTCATCTTCCTCATCGAACGGAGATTGGTCAACGGCGAGGGCCAACGCGGCCCCACCGCCAACAACATAACCGGATTCGATAGCCGCCTTCGTAGCGTTGAGTGCGTCGTCAAGACGCTCTACTTTCTCAGCCACTTCGACCTGCGTGTTACCACCGACTCGGATGATTGCCACACCACCTGTGAGTTTGGCGATACGACCCTTGATTTTCGCTTCGGTCCATTCGTGGTCAGCCATATCTGCCGCCGCCGCCAATGTCTCCAAATATAGGTCGAAGGTTTCTCGCTCTTCAGGTGTGTGTTCAGCAATAATTGTAGTCTTTTTGCTCGACACGCTAATTCTTGAACATGAACCGTAGTCATCTTCCTCGGCGTCTTTGATATTCATTGACAGTGTCTTGTCGAAAAACTTACCTCCGGTCAAGGCCGCGAGGTCACGTAGAGTATCATTTTGGTCCTCTCCCCAACCTGTCGCCTTAACGAAGCAAGCCTTGACGTGACCTTGTGCCACGTTAGCCAATAGAGTGGGCAATGTGTTGCCCCTCAACGCCTCTCCAATGATAAACAGTGGTCGGTTACTTTGCACCGATAACTCAAGAGCCGGAACCAAATCATTGAAATTGTCAATAGCCTCGTTAGTAAGTAGAATCAAAGGCCGCTCCATTTCACACGTCATTGTATCGAAGTTTGTAATCATAATAGGGGCAAGGAAGCCACTGTCGATTTCAATTCCTTCGGTTGTATAATAGTGCGTTTCAGTAGTGTTACCGTTTTCCAAAGTAACAATCCCTTTCTCCCCAACTTCCTTGAATACCTCGGAAATCAGACGGCCCAACTCATCGTCATTGTTGGCCGCGATTGTCGCTATGGCTCTCAATGAACCCTTTGCTTCGTCGAAGTATTCCACGGGTGTCGCCATATCTTCAAGAGTACCACATACTGTCTCGACTGCCGAGTCAATCTGATTCTTGAGAGTGATTGGGTCTGCGCCCTTTGTCACCATCTCAAAGCCCTTGTTGGCTAAATGTTGTGCAATGACCGTTGCCGTGGTCGTGCCGTCACCGGCTACTCCCTGTGCTTCGGAGGCCACTTGTTGTATCAGACTGATACCCATTTGGACAAAGGGGTCTTCGTCGTGGATTGCACCTGCAATCGTCACACCATCGTTGAGGATGATGGGGAATGTAGTACGTTGCTCAAGGACAACGTTGCGAGCCTTCGGCCCAAGAGTCACCTTGACCGTGTCTGCGACCTTGTTTATTCCGGCCAA